AAGTGGTTCAAACGCTCATAACGTATCTGCAACAGTTTCAATTCGTGAACACGAATGGCCGGCTGTAGGTGAATGGATGTGGGAAAACAAAGAATACTATAACGGTCTTTCAGTACTTCCTTATGATGGAGGAACTTATATTCAAGCACCATTTGAAGATTGTACAAAAGAAAAATACGAGGAGCTTATGGCAACACTAAAAGATGTTGATTTATCCAAAATCGTTGAGGTTGACGACAACACTGATTTGAGTGGAGAAGTTGCATGTGCTGGTGGAGCTTGTGAAGTCACATTAGTATAATGGAAACGAACAAAAATGTTAGGAGGGAGAAGGTCAAACTTCTCCCTTCTGATTTTTATATGGAGAATGGACTCAAAGTGATGACAGAGGAATATCACATCAAAAGAGGTTATTGTTGTGGCTCGGGATGCAGACACTGTCCATTCGACCCTAAGACACAAAGAGGTAATACCACTTTATCTAAAAAAACTCAGTAGTATATTTATCTGATATGGCAGAAGGTACTACTTATGGTTTAAAATTTCCTTTCGAAGACTCATTGAGAGGGGACTATCTTCAACTTACAGAATTCCAAGCTCAACAAATCAGGTCCGACTTGATTTACCTGTTGTTAACAAGAAAAGGTTCAAGATATTATTTACCTGAATTTGGCACAAGACTGTATGAATTTATCTTTGAGCCAAACGACGGATTAACTTTTCAAGCCATAGAGTCTGATATTCGTGACTCCATAAATCAATTTCTACCAAATCTATTGGTAAACCAAATTACTATCGAGCCTGCGGACCAATCGGTAGAGGTTAATAGTATCAATGAACAACCAATATCAAGTGACCCAAGACTTTATGATTTATATAGAGTTCCCGGTAGAGGAACAGGTGAATACACAGCAAAAATAAAAATAGATTATTCGGTCAATGCACAAACCTTTGCACAGAGTGATTTTGTAATAATCAATATTTAAAAGAAATGGCAGATAGAAACATATCATACGCTACAAGAGATTTTGCGGCAATAAGAGTTGAACTACAAAATTATGTAAGAACTTATTACCCTGAACTTATTCAAGACTTCAATGATGCCTCTGTATTCTCAGTATTTTTGGATTTGAATGCCGCGGTTGCGGACAATTTAAATTTCAATATTGATAGAAGTTTACAAGAAACAGTTCTACAATATGCTCAACAAAAATCCTCAATATACAATATTGCTAGAACATACGGCTTGAAAATTCCTGGTATGAGACCATCAGTCTCACTTGTAGATTTTTCAATAACCGTTCCAGCATTCGGAGACAAAGAAGATGAAAGATATCTTGGAACGCTTCTCAGAGGTTCACAAGTTATTGGTGCGGGAATTGTTTTTGAGAATGTTGAGGATATTGATTTCGCATCTCCGTATAATTCTCAAGGATTTCCAAATAGATTGAAAATTCCAAACTTTAATGCAAATGGTGTATTGGTTAACTATACAATCACAAAAAGAGAAGTAGTGGTTAACGGTATAACAAAGGTTTTCAAAAGAGTGATTACACCAAACGATGTCAGACCGTTTTTCGAATTATTTTTACCTGAGAAAAATGTTTTAGGTATCACAAGTGTTCTTCTGAAAAATGGCACACAATTTACAAATTTACCAACAACAGCTGAATTCTTGGGATTACAAGATAGGTGGTATGAAGTGGATGCTTTAGCTGAGGACAGAATTTTTGTCGAGGACCCAACAAAGGCAACCGACCAACCTGGAATCAAAGTCGGAAGATATATACAAACTCAAAATAGATTCATTTCTGAATTTACATCAGAGGGTTTCAAAAAACTAACTTTCGGTGGTGGAACAAACACAGCTCAAGATGCTTTGGACCAATTCACAACTTTGGGTACGACTTTAGATTTACAGAAATATACCAATAACCTTTCTTTAGGTTCGGCTCTCAGACCAAATTCCACCTTGTTCATTCAATACAGAGTGGGTGGAGGTTTGAACACCAACTTAGGAACAAATGTTATCAACCAAGTTGGAACTGTTTCTTTCTTTGTCAACGGACCCTCAGATAATATTAATACATCTGTCGTTAATTCTTTGAGATGTAATAACGTTGCGGCTGCGATTGGAGGAGCGAACATGCCAACCTTGGAAGAAGTTAGAAATTATGTTTCTTTCAACTTTGCAGCACAAAAAAGAGCGGTGACCGTATCTGACTATGAGTCAATAATCAGAACGATGCCCGCTCAATTTGGAGCACCTGCGAAAGTATCAATCACAGAAAACGACAACAAAATTTTAGTTCAAATTTTATCTTACGACACTTCAGGAAAGTTGACAAATATTGTCTCGAATACTCTCAAACAAAACATCGCGAACTATCTCTCCAATTATAGGATGATGAATGACTATATTTCAATATTCAGCGCCGAGGTGGTTGACCTCAGCGTTGACCTATCGATTGTTTTGGACTCGGCTCAAAACTCAGGTCAGGTGATTACAAATGTAATCGACAAAATTTCCGCATATTTCAATCCACAAACAAGGGAACTTGGACAGAATGTATATTTGTCTGAACTTAGAAGTATCGTTCAAAATACAAACGGAGTTTTAACTGTTGCGAGTATCAACGTATTCAATGAAGTGGGTGGTCAATATTCATCCGCTGAAACTTCTATGGAATACTCAGACCCTGAAACTAAAGAGATAGGACCTGTTGATGATACAATTTTTGCTCAACCAAATCAAATCTACCAAATAAGATTTCCAAACAAAGACATTAAGGTTTCTGTCAAGAATTTCCAAACAATCACGTTCTCTTAATCAATTTATTTTGAGGGTTAAAACCCTATACTTCTATTGTGTGTCTTTACAAAATAACACAATAACTATTTATTTTAAAAGTAATTGATGGGTCAATCTTACAGGATTAGGACGGAACTTGGTATCACAAAATCTATCAATGTAGAATTAGAACAGGAGTTTGAGTTTTTGGAAATACTATCCTTAAAACTTAATCAGACTGACATATACTTGAGGTCATGTAGCGATTACGGGGTTTTGGTTGGGAGAGTCACCGCAAACAATGGACTGGGATTACCGAATGCTCGAGTATCTGTTTTCATACCAATAGAAGCCTTGGATGAATCTAATCCAATCATTTCAAGTATTTACCCATACAAATCACCATTAGATAAAAACGAGGACGGTTTCAGATATAATCTTTTACCCTATGAAAAATCTTACTCCACACACTCAGCAACGGGAACATTACCAACAAGATTGGATGTTCTCACAGGAAACACGGTATTCGAGATTTATGAAAAATATTATAAGTTCACTGCGAAGACAAATGAGAGTGGAGATTATATGATTATGGGTGTTCCTTTGGGGACACAAACTGTTGTAATGGATGTAGACTTATCTGATATTGGTGAGTTTTCACTTACACCACAAGACCTAATAAGAATCGGTTTGGCAACCGAAGCTCAAGTAGCGGGAAATAGATTTAGAACATCAAGTGATTTGGACACTCTTCCACAAATTATCAATATAACAAAGACTGTTGATGTCACTCCACTTTGGGGCGAACCATCATTATGCCAAATTTCAATTAACAGAGTTGATTTTGATTTAAGAGACGAAGCTAACGTGGATATTCAACCAACAGCTGTCTTTATGGGTTCGATATTTTCTACATCGGACCAAATGAGAATCAGACCACAATTCAGTTTATTTGGACTCCCTTTCAATGGTCCTAAAGACAACTTCGGTAATCTATGTTCGTTAGAGACAGGTACAGGTCAGATATTGGCAATAAGACAAACAATCAATCTCGATGTTAGTGGTAATCCAATTTTGGAACAATACCAACTCGAACAAAACGGAAACGTAATCGACGGAGACGGTTCTTGGTTATTAGAACTCCCCATGAACCTTGATTATTTTTATACCAACGAATTTGGTGTAAGAGTTATTTCCTACGACCCAACAATTGGAGTTCCAACGAAAGCAAAATATAGATTTAAAATAAAATGGACCCAAGCCGCTAATTTCACAGATGGAGTTAGACGACCTTATTATTTATTACCGAATGTTAGAGAGTACGGTTGGTCAACACCTTCATCCGACCCAAACCTTGTTGGAAATTCGGGCCAAAGAAGAAGATTATCAAGTTCATATTATTTTGGGCTCGATTGGTCGGGATACACTGATGGTTTTTCTTTACAAGAATCGAACACAAGAATAAATGAAATAATTAACTGTGAAGATACTTTTTACCAATTTGAATACAACCGAGTATATACACCATCGTCTTTAATTGACCAGTACAAATATGGGGGAAGGAGTAGATTCATTGGTATCAAAGAAATTGACGATAACTCATGTGAAGACAATGTAAATAAATTCCCTGTCAACGAAGGATTCAGGAATTTTGACTTACTATACTTCATTGTATCATTAGTTTTACAAATATTTCAGTTGATATCACCACCAATATTTGTTGTCATACATTTTGCAAAGGCAATATTAGATGGCTCAGCACTACTCAGGACTATACTTGCAGGATACTTCTACGTTGTTGCCGGTTATTGGTTAACCTTAGCAATAATAGATTTTATTGCAGCTGTTCAATTTTTTATTGCGGCAGCCAAT